TAATCCGGGTTGTTTTTCCTGTATTCCCTCACCTGTGCTTTTATTATTTCTGCGTTTTCTTCGTAGTAGGCTTTTCGATCGGCAAGAATCTGTTCTTTATTTTCTTCGTAGTACCGCCTTTTGTAGATTTGATACTGATTTTTGTTTCTCCGGTAGTGTTCTTTGAACCTTTCCAACTGTGCTTCACGGTTCTTCTGATGGTACTCCCTGTAATATTGATTGCAACATTCCCTACATCGACTTTTTAACCGTCCTCTGTCTAACGGAAAAAACTCCGCTGTTTCAGGGAGTCTCTCGCCGCACTTTGTGCAGACCTTTGTTTTCATAATAACACCCCCAGTACCATCTTCATTATACCATTAACTACTTGTAGTTGCAAGCAGTCGGGTTCTAAATTATAATAGGGGTGAGGTGATGAAGATGACCAGAGGTTTGAAAACAAGGACTCCAATATCTAACGCTGTTAACACCAAACTTTATGAACAGTTGAAACAGCTATCAGAAGAAACCATGATCCCAATATCTAAACTGTTAGATCGTGGGATTGAACTTGTTTTACGAGAATATGGGAAACCTGCCAAACGGTAGGTTTCCTTCTTCTGTTAATCCTCGGATTTCAACATTTCCTCAATAGGCACGTAGTTGCGTGTCATCCAGCGCGCCCGGCTCCACTCGGTGTTAAGCGGCTCCATACCCATGGCCATCAAGCAATCGTCGATGCTGTAGGCGCCACACCTGATCAGCACATCCAGAGCATTGGCAATGTCTTTGATGTCCACGGCTCGAATGTGGCTGGTGTCCAGCGTCATGTATGTGCGCTCCAGGTATGCCTTCTTGCCATACATCTTGCGGTTGATCTCGTCCGTCAAAAGCTCGGCGAGTGGATTAACGCAGAACGTCAAGAAATTATTAACTGCTTTGTCGGTGTCGGCCACGTTGCCCTTGAGGAGCTGTGGTGGCACCTGGAAGGCGATTGCCACGAAATCAAATATGTCGTCGATGAACGCCCGGATGTCCCGGCCTTCAATGCTCCCCTTCGTGCCGGCCCTCTCGCCAAAAGCTTCGGTGTAGGTCATTCCATTGGTCAGCGGTATAACGGCGTCGCCATCGGCGGAGAAAAAGCGTTTGAACCGTTTTTCCAGCAGCTCTTTCAGGTCGTTCTGAGCATCATCTGTTTGTGGATAAGTAGTTGGCACAGTCAATGCCCCGCGCCTGGTCGCATTCTTTTTGTAGTGATTCTGGCTTGCCGCTATCAACTTGGCATAAGACCGATACAGGCCGTCAATGACGTCCTTAATCCGCTCGTTATGCAGCTCAAAGTAGAATACTTGAGACTCGGCAAACCTGTCTCTGAGCTGATAGTCGTCAATCACAACATCGGTGTATATGTGCTCCTTGAAGGCATACTTGGTTCGCTGGAATGAATCAGCAATGTAGAAATAGCCCCTTTCCTGTATCACCAGGCACTCGTTGTCATACACCAAATGATGCACAACCTCGCGCCAAAACTTCGATGCATTGCGGTTCGGGCTTGGTTCCACATTGAGGAGGTAGTAGTTGTCTTTCCTCGTTTCTTTGCCATTCTCGAAAGTCTTGAATTCGCTCCGCGCCACAGTATTTGCAATCAAGTTCACGCAGGCCTGGACTGCAAGCTCTTTGAAATATACCTCGGTGGCAAGCTCCCCGATGATGGCATCAAGAGGCAGCGTCTTTGTGTCCTTGTTAAACCAGCTTAGAAATGTGTCCCATAGGCTCAAGCACTCACCCCCCTCAATAGGTGTATACATCAAGCATCGGGACGTAATCCCGTGCTTCCGGAAGCTCGCCGTCCTTGCTCAGCGCGTGTATTAAAGCAAAAAACCCGTCAGTCTTACGGGTCTTCGGCTCGATCTTCTTGTACGTCGTGTTTCCCTTTGCGTCTAGCTCCTGGTACGTGTTGTTGACATACCAGCGCATGGTCGGGTTATCGCCGAATATGATCTTCTCCTCCGCAAACATCGACTCAATAAGCGGCGCAACCTTTGAGTGCGTCGGCGGTCCGCTCCGCACCTGACTAAGAGGCAATCCGTGCGCTTGAAATTCGGACTCCAGCAAGCTAATCCTAAACGCATCTGCCACTATGTCGATGATGTGATATCGCTTGGCCTGCTCCAGGAACCACTGGGCAATATACTCGGGCCTGATAGAGTCCTCTTGGATAATCGTGATTAGGCCACGATCCACCATCTCCTGCACTGGAAACTTGATGGGTCTAGACTCTACCTTTAGGGCCAGATGGCACACAAAGGTATGCTCTATCCAGTATCGCAAGCCGTTGTGCTTAAATAGCAGGCCGCAACTAGCAAAGTCTGTCACTTGCGCATAGTCAACAGCTCCAATGCACTGCAAGCCTTTCAGCTCGTCGTATGGGATCGGCCTGTTAGTAGCCTGGATCTTCTCCCAGGGGACGGCCTCCGTATAGCTCTCTTGAGCCGGTAGATTCATGCGCTTGGTTAGAAACTCGACCGCCTCACTCGGCTGATGCTGCGACCGGACATGATGCGCGTTCATCTCTTTTTGTAGCTCCGGAAAATACGGCAAAGACGGGTTCGCTTTGACCCACATTTTGGGATCCTCGGCCTCTTCCTTCTCGTCTATCTTGTAGATTAGAGGCAGGAGGCCAAGTCCGGTGATTTCGCCCGTGAGAACGCTCCTCGCCATCTCCAGCTGCTGGTCGAGCACCCCCTGGCGCACATAGCCATTAGTCGTGATGAAAAACACCCGCGAATGCTTGCGCTTGCCGAAACCACTCCGGAAAACGTTGATAATATCCCAATCTTTATACCCGTGGATCTCGTCGAAAATCAGACACGCCGACCGGCGCCCGTCTTTTGTCTCGGCATTGCTGGTGTTGTAGCGTATGTAGCTGCGGGTTCGCGTGTTCGTGATTAGTTTTTTGGTTTTGTGGAAGAATCGCCGCGACTTTGCCCAGGTATCCTCAAGCATCTCGTAGACATCATCAAAGCTAATCCTGGCCTGGTCCTCTGCATTAGCGATGATATCCACGTTGTAACCACGTATGCCGTGGTAGTGGGTAGTCAGATACCAGGATAAGGCGCTTATGAAGCCGTTTTTGCCATTGCCCCGGCCCATCATGATAAAGATTTCATCAAAGACAACTGCATCCTGACTCTTGTAGTAGCAGTGGATCAGCGCAATAACAAAAAGCTCCCAATTCAGGAGCTTAAACTTGAAGTATCGCTCTATCAGCTCTACGGCCTTCGCGATTTTCCCCTGCTTTATGACTACATCGGGATGGCCCAGCTTGCTCTCGATGTAATCCATGGCCTGATGCAGCTCTTTGCAGGCAGGGATCTTCCCGGTGCGGATATCGTCCATGTACGAGTCTATGTATGGATGATAGTCCCTTCTGCGCGTCATTACATGCTCACCACCACCTGATCACGCAATAATGGTGCTACATCTCGTCATCATCATTAAAACGAGCCACGGTCTTCGTGTTTATGTCGAGATCCTTCAGGATCGAAAGCATCTGTCGATTGATGCCTACAAGCTCCCTTACAGATGGGTTATTCTTCATCATCTCGATGCCGACGGAGGAAAAATCTTTATACATGACCCCGCGCTTTTTTATGTCTTCGAGCAGGTCATTCTTCACATCCCAAAGGCTCATATAGTCCTCAACCAGGTCGACAAAATGATCCATGTCTGCGCCCTTCATCTCCAGCTGCTCAAGCAACGACTCTTTAATGCGCTGTCTACGCTCCTTGCTCACTCCGATGCACCTCCAAACAACTCGCCGAATGCGCTCTCATAAAAATCATATAATTCCGCGTTGCGCTCAAAGCGGTCAGCGTCTTTATATGGGTTCTATCAGCCACAAAGCGCACAAAACCAATGGAACTGAACCCACCGGCTGAAATGAGCTTGAAAACCTCGTCGTCTGGGAGGGTGTCGGTCAGCTGCTCAATCAGCGATGTCTCGCGCACGATGTGAAACCGGTATCGCTTCCGCGGCAGCCTCAGAATAGCACCCGCTATAAAAAATCCCTCCCGCGCGTAGGAAATGTGTTTTGTCGTG